ACAGCATCAATGGGTGATTTTGTTTCCTTCAATATTGATGATAAAATTGAAAACATCACTATTGATACTGGTAATGAGAATATAGATTTTGCTAACATAGAACTACCTGATGGTATGTCCATCAATCAAGAATATGTTTCTGGTGTTTATGATGATACATGGCCACATGCTCAAAATTTTCTAGCAGATAATGATGACAATGCTGCTCATCATTTTTCTACACCAAACCTGGTATAGAATCAGATAATCCTAGAAAATATAAAGAAGATGAGTCTATTAAGGCACTTCAAGAATATATTTCTACAACCTATAGTGGACACTATACTTCTAAAGAAAATAATGTTCAAACACTTGATCTTATAGAGTCTGTTGGTGATGCAGAATCATTTTGCAGATCCAATGCTATCAAGTACCTAAGTAGGTATGATAAGAAAGGACAAGCAAAACGTGATATACTAAAAGCACTACACTATTCACTCCTACTGTATCATTTCAGTGGGCAAAACAATGAAACTCAAACCCGTGGTTATGAAACTTTCTGATAATACATTATCACTTCTTAAAAACTTCTCTACAATTAATCAATCTATTTTGTTTAAACAAGGAAGTAAACTTCGCACTATAAGCGTGATGAAGAATATACTTGCTGAAGCAACAGTAGATGAGGAGTTGCCAAAAGATTTTGGTATCTATGATTTAAATCAATTCTTAAATGGATTGGGACTACATCAAAGTCCAGAGTTGGATTTTGAGAATGATGGTCATGTAGTCATCAGGGAAGGAAAGATGAGGTCTAAGTATTTCTTTGCTGATCCACAAGTCATCATCACACCACCAGACAAGGAGATTACTCTTCCTACTGAGGATGTTAGTTTTGAGTTGAGCACTCAACAGTTGGATAAATTACTTAAGGCTGCAGGTATCTATCAACTTCCTGATCTTGCTGTAAAGGGTGGAGATGGTGTAGTTAAATTGGTAGTAAGAGATAAGAAAAATGATACATCAAATGATTTTTCTGTTATAGTTGGAGAAACTGATAAGCAATTTACCTTTAACTTTAAGATTGAAAATATTAAGATACTACCAGGCACTTATGAAGTGGTTGTGTCACAAAAATTACTGTCTAAGTTTACCAACAAGGATTGTGATTTGCGTTATTATATAGCTCTAGAACCTGATTCTACTTTTGGATAATGAGATTAACTCAAGAAGTTATTGATAAGATTGCAATAGCAATGCAACACACCAAAATGAATGGTGAGGTTAATTGGAAAGATGGAGATGAGATTGATGTGTGTCTTGCTGGCACATTTGCTGGTGATAAATTTATTTCAATAATAAACAGAACACGTAGTAATACTACTAAAAAATGAAGCACATACTTTTTACCCTTAGGGGTTGTGATTCTAAGTTACTTAATAGTAATCATCATATCAGAACTGGATTGATTAAAGCTTCAAGATTGAGTGGATCTAAAGTTATGGATGTTTCTACACATTGCTTTAGTCCTCAAGGAGTAACATCAATATCTTTGCTTTCTGAGTCACATATGTCAATTCATACATGGCCTGAGAAAGGCACAGCTGTATGTGACATTTTTACATGTGGATCTGACGCAACTCCTGAAAAAAGTGTAGAATACTTGAAAGAGTGGTTAAATGCCACGAACATTGAATCCCAAACAATTATTCGTTCTTTATGAAAGAATTTGATTATGACCTTGATTACAAAACTCTTGATTTTACAGACAAGGAAACTCGTAAACTTTATCGTATTGGAAGGGGAGAACAAGGAGTTCTATTGGTACGCCCTTATACTAACGATATTTGCGCTCATTGGAGATTCAAGACTCCTGATGAAGCAGTAGTTTCTAGTGATAAAATTTATAAGATGTATGAGGGATATAGAAGTAAACAAGATTTTATAGGCATGGATATGTGTCGTAAATTTCTTGAGATGGGATTTACTAGAGCAAGAAGATATGCAAATCATAATTCAGGTAAGAAATATGATAGTGAGGGAAATGTGAGACCACAAGAACCAGACCATGCTACTAGTAAGTATGCACAATCTGCAGGTATCTTTAAGAAGATGAGAAATATGGTGGCAAAGAGTGATACTTATGTTAATATGAGAAAAGAGTGGAGATCATCTGAATGAATATTTTTGTTACTGATCCATCACCCTATGTGTCTGCTCAGGTGTTGCCTGACAAACACATTGTCAAGATGCCACTAGAGACCTGTCAAATGCTTTCTATTGTGTGTTCTGATAAGTGGGGTCATGGTTATGGTGAGATACATCGTATCAATGGTGAACCATACAGGACAGACAGGGGTGCATTTCGTAATCATCCTTGCACAATATGGGCAAATGAATCACTTACTAATACATGGTGGTTAATTGCTCATGGTTTGGGATTATGTCAAGAGTATACTCACAGGTATGGTAAGGTTCATAGTTGTCAGAGTGCCATAGAAGAAGCAGCAAGTATTATCCCTCTTAGAAAACCAACCACACCAAAATCATTTACCTTTGCAGGTCCTGATCAATTCAAATATGACAAGACCATTGATATCTTTACAGCCTATAAAAGATATATTGCATCTAAACCTTGGGCTGCATCTAATTATTTACGTGACTCATCCAGAAAACCAGATTGGATCTAAATTATGAATGATGAATTTTTGTGGGTTGAAAAATACAGACCCAAAACAATTGAAGAATGTATTCTACCAGAAAATATTAAGAAGACTTTTCTAGACTTCCTAGATAAAGGTGAAGTGCCAAACCTTCTTCTTGCTGGTCCTGCTGGATGTGGCAAGACTACAGTAGCAAAGGCATTATGTAATCAATTAGGAGTAGATGTTTATGTCATTAATGGGTCAGATGAAGGCAGGTTTCTTGACACTGTTAGGAATAACGCCAAGAACTTCGCATCTACAGTCTCTCTTAGCAGCGAGTCAAAGCATAAAGTCATCATCATTGATGAAGCAGACAATACCACTCCCGACGTACAACTCCTTCTTAGAGCGAGTATTGAGGAGTTCTCCAACAACTGCAGATTCATTTTTACCTGCAATTACAAGAACAAAATCATTGAACCACTCCACAGCAGATGTGCAGTCATTGAGTTTGGGATCAGAGGAAAGCAAAAGCAAGAAATCGCAACATGCTTTTTCAAGCGTCTTAACACTATATTGCAAAGAGAAAGAGTAGAGACTGATAAGAAAGTTTTAGCACAACTTATCAACAAACACTTTCCTGATTGGAGAAGAGTTTTGAATGAGTGTCAGAGATATTCTGTTGGTGGAAAAATAGATAGTGGTATTCTTGCTACATTTAGTGATGTTGCAGTCAATGATCTCATACAAAATTTAAAAGATAAAAACTTTACTGAAGTACGTAAGTGGGTAGTTGATAATTTAGACAATGATACTGGTGTATTGTTACGTCGCATTTATGATAATCTTTATTCATCCCTTGTTCCTAGCACTATTCCTGCTGCTGTTCTTATCATAGCTAAGTATCAATATCAAATTGCTTTTGTTGCAGACCAAGAGATAAACATGTTAGCATGTTTGACAGAAATAATGGTGGAGTGTAAATTCAAATGAAGAAAACAAAGTACTATTTTACATGTGAAGGCATCTATCGCGATAGTTGTGACTGGACATACATCTGTCTTGAAGCAGCAAAACAAAAGATTAAATTATATAAAGATAAGGAAACAGGTGAGATGTTTTCCTATCAATCAATGAATGATGTAACCTTATATACAGGATCACATGATTGGGGTATAACACCTCTTAGATCAGAAGAAGTTGATATTGATCCAAAATTTACTAAATTAAAACCTGGAAAATCTAGAAAGACTCAATGGAAAAGTAGTAACAAAGGTGGAAATGGTAAAAATGTAACACTAAATCCAAAATCTTTTAATACTGCTAAAAAACCTGGACCAGTTAGGTATTATAATAAAGTGGAGCAGGATGGATTTACTAGACTAAACAAACCAAAAAATAATTCCCCAAAAGGAACTATAGTTGGAATTATTACTGGAGCGTGAACTGAAATGAAGAAAGGATTAAAGACTCCTCTAAGGTATCCAGGTGGCAAGTCAAGAGCAGTGTCTAAGATGGCACAATACTTTCCTAATCTTAGAGAATACTCTGAGTATAGAGAACCATTCTTAGGTGGTGGTAGTGTTGCTATCTATATGAGTCAGATGTATCCACACCTTAAGATTACTGTGAATGATTTGTATGAACCATTGATGAATTTTTGGTCTAATCTCCAGATGTTTGGTGATGATTTATATACTGAATTAAAGAATATTAAAACCACTTATTGTAATCAGGATTCTGCAAGATGTTTATTTTCAGAAATGAAGGAGGTTGTAAATGATAAGACTAAGACTGATCTTGAAAGAGCAGTTGCTTTTTATGTTGTAAATAAGTGTAGTTTCTCTGGTCTTACTGAGTCATCTTCTTTCTCAGCACAAGCAAGTGATTCTAACTTTTCTATGAGGGGTATAGAAAAGTTGCCTGAATACTCAGAGATCATATCACACTGGCATATCAATCAATATTCATATGAATATTGTTTTAGAACAGATGTTCATGAAGGATTATTCATGTACCTAGATCCTCCTTATGATATTAAGGATAATCTTTATGGATACAAGGGATCTATGCATAAGAAGTTTGATCATGATAAATTTGCTGAAGATTGTTCTAACAGTTCAATACCTCAGATGGTTAGTTACAATTCTGACCAACTTATTAAGGATAGATTTAAAGACTGGGGTGCTAGTGAATTTGATCTTACTTACACTATGCGTTCTGTTGGGCAATACATGAGAGAACAAAAAGAAAGAAGGGAACTACTGCTACTTAATTATGGAACTGAAAGATTGGCTTAACTCTATCAATTTTAATAAGGAGGATTTGTCCTATGATATAAAGACATACCCACCTTTTATTATCAATAGATGTTTATCAGGGTTTATTGATACTATAATGTACGCTAATGAAATGAATATCTATCATAATTTAGATAATGATATGCAATATTCATTTTATCTAAATAGTGTGAGGAAAAGGAAGAGATTCTCTCCTTGGCTCAGAAAAGATAAAGTCAATGATTTAGAATGTGTCAAACAGTATTATGGGTATAGTAATGAAAAAGCATCCCAAGCACTGAAAATTCTAGATAAACAACAACTGAACTTTATTAAACAAAGACTTGAAACTGGCGGAACACAATGACTACACAAGAACCACAGGTGAACTGGTCTCCTGAAATGATGGTTGAAGTTTCATTAAATGAACCTGATGATTTTTTAAAAGTTCGTGAAACATTAACTAGAATAGGAGTTGCATCTAGAAAGGAAAATAAATTATATCAAAGTTGTCATATCTTACATAAACAAGGTAGATATTATCTTGTGCATTTTAAAGAACTATTTGCATTAGATGGTAAGAAAGCAAATCTTACAGTCAATGATGTTCAGAGACGTAATCGCATAACTAAGTTACTATCTGATTGGGGATTGATTGGTATAGTGCAGGAGGATTCTGTTATGGATATTGCTCCTTTAAATCAAATTAAAGTTCTTTCATATAAAGATAAAGGTAATTGGATACTAGAACAGAAGTATAATATAGGTAAAAAGAATAAGGTGCAGGAAACCACACCTGAATAAAAAGACTTTATTGTATAATTAGTATTGGATGCCTTAGGGGTCCACTATTAACTAAAGACGCTTACGGAGGTCTATTATGTTTGGTCCAAATTCACTTACGTTGTCTGTTCCAGAGACAGCAAAATACCTTGACACTATTCATAGAAATAGCATAGGTCTGGAAGATTGGATGAGAAGACTTGACAATGCTTTTGAAGCAGGAGATGTCAACTACCCACCATATAATCTTGTAAAAGAGACAGATACAAGATACAGACTGGAACTTGCTATTGCAGGATTCAACAAAGATGATGTTGAGGTTACTACAGAATCTAATAGATTATCAGTAGAAGGGAAACAACAAGATACTGGTACTGATGAGTATCTACACAGAGGATTAGCATCTAGAGCATTTACTAGAACATGGACTTTATCTGATGATGTTGAGGTTAGTGAGGTAGACTTTACAAATGGTCTTCTTACTGTTAGATTAAATAAGATAATACCAGAGCATCAGAAGAGAAAGGTGTATGAAATCTCAGATAAAAAAGTTAACTAAAGAAGAGATAGGGTACAAAACCACAGACAAAATACGTCAGATGTGGCTACTCAATCCACATGACCATCATCTTTTGTATGTAAGAGATGATGGTTCTTTTTATGGGTTCACTCATATGAAGGGAGAAGATCCAGAGGAATGGTTTTGGGAAGCACATGGTATACAGATGGAATTGTTTCCACCAGAACCACCTAAGTCTAATCCACCAACAGAAGAGCAGATTGCTCGTGCTCCACATCTCAATCAGTTAGAGAAATACTATGGTAAGGGTTGGAAACCTGAACCAGTTGAAGGATTGGGAGATCACTACTAATGTTTGTTGTACCAGAATAC